GGTATTTACTTTCAAAATCCTGCACTTGTTTGCCCTATTAGCGTGACACATCTTACTCATCTTACAACCTCCTCGTTTAGCTTGCGAATAAGCAACTCTGGGTCAACCTTTGTTAAGGCTGAAAATAAATCAGAACGAAAGAATCGCTCTAACTTTCTCTTTTCTGAATGGTCCTGCAGATGTTGTTGCTCCAGTTTTAAAGCTCTACGGTAATCCTTTACCGCAAGCAAGATAATAGCGTTCGCTAGCTTCTCATAAGGGTCCATAATGCACCTCCGTTTTAATAGATTCACTCGGATTGGCACGGATTGTCATGTGTTTTAGTTGATTGTCTTAGATTTGCAGATTTGCTTTTACGGCCTCAATTAAGGAGGTCTGAGTGTTGTCTTTATGCGACAGCGCTTTTAGAATGCGCTCGTCAATAGTGCCTTTGGTAACGATGTGTTGTACCACAACCGTTTGTGATGTTTGCCCTTGCCGCCAGATTCGGGCGATGGTCTGCTGGTAAAGTTCCAGAGACCAGGTCAGCCCAAACCAAACGATATAGGAACCACCGGATTGCAGGTTCAAGCCATGTCCTGAAGAGGCAGGATGAATAAGTGCTATTGGAATCTTACCGTTGTTCCATTTCTTAATGCTTTCTGCACTATCTAATCTTGAAAATGGAATATGAAGCTTTTCAAGTCGTTCAACAATACGAGATAAATCATGCTTATACCAATAGGCAACAAGGATTGGCTTACCGTTAGAAGCCTCGATTATATCCTCCAGTGCATCTAATTTTCTATCATGAATGGTAACGGTGTTGCCAGTGTCAGTATAAATTGCACCATTTGCCATTTGACACAGTTTGTTAGAAAGAGCAGCTGCGTTTGAGGCGGTAATATCTCCATCGGGCAATTGCAGGACGAGATCACGTTTCATTTCATCATACCGATTTCGCTCATCTTGGGAGAGGGAAACTGTATATTCGCTGCTGATTAATTCAGGCATTTTAATATAGTCAGTGGATTTCATTGAAATAGTGATATCAGAAATCTTGTCATATATTTTCTGCTCTGCACCCGGCAAAGGTTTATAGCTGAAGATTACCTGGCCATTTCGTTTATCTGGCATAAAGTAGTTTAAACGATAATGGCTTATAAATCTACCTAGTCGTTCTCCCATATCTAGAAGCCGGAACTCTGCCCATAAATCCATCAGTCCATTAGAGGAGGGAGTGCCGGTTAAGCCGATAACACGTTTTACCTTCGGACGCACCTTCATCAAAGACCGAAATCGTTTTGCTTGGTGATTCTTGAAAGAAGAAAGTTCATCAATTACAACGGTATCGAAGTTGAATGGTAAGCCGCTGTCCTCTATTAACCACCCAACATTCTCGCGGTTAATAATATAGATGTCGGCAGGTTTCATAAGGGCCGCCCGGCGCTCGGCTTCGGAACCGACTGCAACGGAGCAGATGAGGTTCTGAAGGTGATCCCACTTATCAGCTTCAGCAGGCCATGTATCCCGAGCAACCCGGAGCGGAGCGATTACCAATACACGGTGTATCTCGAAGCTGTCAAATAGAAGATTGTTTAGAGCAGTTAGTGTAATAGATGTCTTGCCAAGACCCATATCCAGGAGGACAGCTGCAACAGGATGATTCTCAATATACTGGATGGCATAAATTTGATAGTTATGAGGTATGTATTTCATTCAGAATCACTCCAATCTGTTGTTCGTTGTCCAGCACATATACTTTGAAACCTAACCTGCGGAGCAGTTTATGCCTTGCCATTTGTAGTGGTCGTGGTTTTATACCAGGAGTTTTAACTTCTACAAAAGCAATGTGTGCACCGGGCAGAAGAAGGATGCGATCAGGCATACCATCAAATCCTGGGCATACAAGTTTTGGGGCTATACCCCCACAGACTTTGACTGCCTTAACAAGTTTTTTCTCGATTGCGTTTTCTCTCATAAGCGTTTCTCCATCAGGGATTTAAGTAGGTGGGTTGACCTCGCCATAGGTCATATACAAAACTTTTATATATTAAACTTTTTTCTTGCTTAAGAAAATTTCTGTAATAGACCTCCGTCGAGGTCAACCCATATAGCTTTTAGTTCAAAAAATCTCCGTCATCAATTTTTAGTCTTAATCCAGTAAAGAATCGTTTGCCCTTGGGATTAATTCTTTTAAATCCTGCGTTCTCCAAAGCGAAGTAAAAGTCTGCAGTGCTTCGAACATACTCATTGGTGTCAATGCAGTAGTTTCTGTATGTCTGATAAAGGGCACTGGAGCTTTCACGATAACTAGGGTCAATGTCACATTTATCTGTAAGGAAGTGACCAAACCAGTCATTTTGTTCCCGGTAACCATCTATCGCTTTCTGTACACATTCGGGAACTGGTAATTTATAATCTAATTCAATTACCTTCTTAGCTCCTTCAATGATCCATTTGAGAATGCTTTCACCAGCGTTTTGATAGAGGTACTCACCATAATTTTTAATGTCACTGCTGCCCTCAATCTTGGCATCAAAAGGGATAACTATTAACCTGCGCCAGATCCCATCATCTGATGCGCTCACCTTTGGCAAGTGGTTTGTATATAGAACCAGTGTGTGGCAAGGTGTGAAGCTGAACGGATCTTTATACTTTTTCTCTGCAAACACATCGTCTGTAGAACAAAGTTGCTTTACAATAGAATCATTGAGTCTAGCACCTTCTTGCATCTCTGCTGCGATTAGAAGTCGCTTACCTTTGACTTCTGCCATTTCTGGCTTAATGTTTCTTCGGCAGCCAACTGTAAGTGTATCTGCAGAGATGTTGCCACTATACAAGCCCATCACACGGGAAACTGCATTCCAGAAGGTGGATTTACCATTTCTTCCACCACCGTATGAGATGATTAGCGCCTCAACAAACACCTTGCCTATTGAAGCCAGACCACAAATCATCTGCACATAATCGATAAGTTCCTGATTACAGCAGAAGATGAGTTTCAGGCAATCCATCCAGAGTTGCTCACCTTTATTGCTTGGAGAGACTGATGTTATTTTGGTGATGTAATCTATCGCAGAGTGTTCCCTTGCACCATCCATGCCTTTGCGAATATCATAAGTAGCAGCAGGTGTATTAAGTAGGAAACAATCTGCGTCCAGATCACGTGGTGAGATTTCCAACATTGGACGGGATTCTTTAAGAGTTGCGGTGATATTTTTGGAATCACGTCGACGAATAGCAAAGGTTAGATATGCTTTAGCTGCAAGTAGATCCTTATATGCTTTCATCTGTGCGTTGTTCATGAGTGATTCAGCCTTTGCCTTTGAAGTGTTATCAAGAATATCTTGACCACCGTTTTCCGTCAGTTTCTTTATTGCGGTTTGCATGTCTCTTGTTGCTTCCTCTAGTTGGCGGCGGGTTAATTCATGGGCAACTGCCTGCGCACCTGGCTCGCTTTCCTGCCAATAGTGCTCATTGTAGCGAATAAAGTGAGTGGCTGGGGAATATCTCAATTCATTAGAGAAGTACTTTGCCAACACTTCAGCTTGACCGACATCAGAATAATCGCCTGGTTTGTATGAAGAAGAATCGTTATACACTTCCGGAGGAACATATCCTTCTTGTTGTTGCACTCGTGCATAGAACTTTTGAGCACTGCGCCATATGGTCATGAGTTCTTGAGTGTCAAGTGGAGGCAAACATTTCTTGGCTTCATCTAAAAAGCATTGGTAGGCGGTTTCACTATCACCATACTTTTTAATGACGCGTCCGGCAAAACGAGACAGGGTAGCATTGCGTCTACCTTCCGGGATAACATTACCTACATGATGGTTATTTGCCATATCCGCATCAAAGTTATCTTCATCATTAAGAAACTCGGTCAGGTTCATATTTCCGGAGTAGAATTCAACCTCCGGAGTTGTTGTACCAAAGAAAAACCGTGCAGCGTCAAGTGCCTGTGTGTCAAAGTATGGGAATATGGCATTGACTACTTTTTTCATATCACTGTAGATAGCTGCATCGGTCAAACGTGTGATGGGGAAGAGGACATGAAATTTTGGTCTAGCAGCCTTACCATTCTTCTCACGCATATTGAAGCGGCTAAAATGGACTGCGAATGAGACTCCGGGAAAAGCCTCCATTACATCTTTGGGGCTAACCCATTCTTCAGGGTTTTCTGAATGATCATTATCGCAATCAACCGGGAGGCAGTCGGAGCCTATAAAATTCTCGCTGTTGCGATAATTGTTTCTGTACTCAGCACACACATAGTCATATCTGACAGCACTTTGCAGCGAGGCAACATCTGAGACATGAACCTTATGAGGATATGAGCAGTTACCGGGGCTGCCGATAAAATCGGCGTGATAAAGTGTGAACATCAGTCTTGCACCCCCATGGCACCATCTTCCAGTGCCTTGGTGATAAACTTTAACGCTACAATTATGGTTTCAAGTTCACAATCGCCACCCAGAGATACTTCAAAACCGTCAGACCCATCGATGCCAAAGGTATGCACTTCCATATCAGTACCGCCAATGTTTTCTATGCGGAAATAAGTACGGCTACCGTGACCGAAGTCCCCGCCTTGAAAACCGTTGGTACCAGCTTCCGCTTCCAAAACATTAGCGCTACAAATTTCGCGCTTATAAGTGGTTATTTCTTTTTCAAACACCTTCCTGGTGCTTTCCGTAATCGCAAACATTCTGTACCTCCTTACAATTCTCAGTAAAGTAGCGCAAGCGGTAGTTCTTCCACCTGGCTCGTCTTATTTCTGCCTCCATACCCGCTGAGATGTTTTTTCCGAATACCCATACCTCAGAGCATTTGCTCATTAGGGCGTTTCCAAAGAAGAGTCCAAGTTGTCGCTCTGCAGGATCTTCATCATTGAGGAATTGCGGAAACAGAAGGTGTGGTGCTACTGGTATGTAACCTTGGTTAACTGCAAAACGGCAATATCTCCGAGCAGCGTTCACGTTTACTTCCACATCCCCGGCATAAGGAGAGCAGATATACACAATAGGTCTAAATGCTCTAAGAGCTCGTTTTTCATTTTCAATGGCGGTTATTGCTTCGTATGGGGTGGGATCGTAATAACCTTCGCTGTTAAACTTGTCTATACTCATTATCAAACCTCCAATCTGATAGGAGATACACCCTTTAATACTCGCTGGAGGTAAAAACCTGTCTTGGACGAAGAGTCAACTAATCCTTTTTATAAGAACATCACCCACTTGCTTAATCAAAGATTTAGAGTGGATCCCGAGAACATTGTTGCACGCTACGCTTTGCAATAGAAACTTGTCTCGTAGCCATCAGAACCGAGTAATAAGCCATCAGCCCAAGGCGGAACACGGCTCATTTTTTCACAGACAACATTAAGAGGTAATCTTTTATTAGCCTCAATGACAATTTCATCATGTATGTGCATAACTATTGAACGATTTTGGAGTGTTTGCATAGCATAACAAAGAATGTCACGGGCGGTTGCCTGTACAATATTCTCTACGAGCTTTGGCCCGTATGAGCTAAGCCTCTCCCATTTTTTAGTGGTACCTATTCCTTCATAAGTAATGCACTGATCTCCGAATTTGTTTTCACCGATACGTGGTTTTACATAGGACAGCTTTCTACCAGAGGGGAGTGTGATAAACAGCATCCCACTTCGACAGCTAAAGACAATACCATGTGTTTCATTGGTGTGTTTGTTGCGAATGGCTTCCATGGCCGCACGGTCAACATCCCACCAGAACCTCACAATATTCGGATTGGACTGTCTCCAAGCATCAACCAGTGACGGAAGTTCATCTTCGGTAAGCCCCATATCAAGAGCACCCATTGCCTTAAGCGCACCGACCGAACCCCCATAGCCAAGTGCCAATTCAGAGATCTTTCCTTTTTGACGAAGATGGCTGTTTATGCCATGTTTCTCAACGGGCACCTTGAACATTTGACTTGCGGACGCGCAATAAATATCGCCACCTTTAGCAAATACATCCTGTCGCCATTTCTCACCAGCAAGCCAAGCTATTATACGGGCTTCAATTGCTGAAAAGTCTGCTACGATGAACTTGGTGCCCTCGTTTGGTATGAAAGCGGTACGGATTAGCTGTGACAATGTATCAGGCACATTCTCATAAAGGACTTCAACTGCTTCAATGTCTCCGATTTTTACAAGAGCACGTGCCTGCTCAAGGTCGGGCAGAAGGTTTTGCGGCAAATTCTGAAGTTGAATTATTCTTCCAGCCCATCTACCTGTTCTGTTAGCGCCGTAGAATTGGAACATTCCACGAGCACGGCCATCGGAGCAGACTGCGTTTTTCATGGCTTGATACTTTTTTACCGATGATTTGGCGAGTTGTTGTCGCAGGGACAGAACATCTCGTAATTCTGGTGGAGCAGTTTGAATAAGTTTTGAGACGGTCTTTTTATCAAGGGTTTCTGTTTCCAGACCATTTTTTGAAAGCCATTGTTTGATCTGTTGAACAGAATTCGGATTATCCAGACCGGTAAGATTTTTAATAGCTTCAGTAAGCTCGGAGCGGGAGTGGCTGTCCATATCAATTGCTTTTTGGACCAACACCATGTCTAGCGCCACGCCTCTGTCGTTGATTTCCTGATCAAGGTGATATTCTTTCCACACATTATCTGGTACAGGAAAATTTGCTAGTTTTGCCTGAACAGACATTTCGACTTCAACATCTCGGATATTGTATTGCTTGAAGGATAACCATTTGTCTGGTGCGTGATATGGATAATTACGTGTGCGATGCTCATTAGCCTTTGTTGGAGAGCAGGGTTGGCAGAAATACTTGATTAGGTCTTTACCCTCGGTCAGTTTTTGATTTTCGAGGCCAAGCACACTGCCTACGCCTTCCAGAGAAAGCGGCAGCCCCATTGTTGCAGCCCACACCATAGAGCACTTCCAGGAGGATGGCTTTAGGTATTTACCGGTGGGATAGTTCAAATATCGAGATAGGCAGACACGTTCAAAGTTAGCGTTAAAAGCCCACTTTGTTACATTTTCATCGGTAAGTACGTCGATAATTTCTTTCGGTATTGTTTCACCAGAAGCAAGGTCAATAACCTGTATAGGGCCACCATCAACTGAATATCCAAAGAGAAGAATTTCAAAATCCGGGGACTCTACATATTTATAAACACCACACTTCGCTAGGTTAGCGCTTGAAAATGTTTCGATATCTATACTGAGTGTTTTCATTAATTATCCATCCTTTCACAATCAAATAGGGTGGCAGATATCTCCACCACCCTTAGCTGTGTAGATTAGGAAAGGAAATCCTCATCAAGATCAGATGCAAAATCATCCTCTGCTCTTGATTTGCCTCCAAGTGGCTCTCCGTCACGAATCTTCTGGAGATTGTTTAAACCACATGCGATACCTTTATTTCCGTTGCTGTTGAAAGCATAAAAGTTGATGCTGGCACGACCATATACACCTGAATAAACCTCGGAGCGGGTCAGAATTGGGTTGCAGTCGGCATCCACGATACCTGGAGCGGTTGCGGAATTCGCATTGACAAAATATGAATTGGCGTACGCAGGATCATCTGGGCGTTCAACATCTCCGTCACGGAGCGGAGTTTTAATAGCGGATAGGGGAGGTGTACTGCGGCCATTACCTTTGAGCTTTGCTTCGCCTTCACGGTAGGCAGCCTCAATAGCAGCTTTAATCTTGGCAATTGTCCTTGTATCAGACTTTGGAATGATGAGACTAACTGAAAACTTAGGTGTGCCTCCATTAATAGATTTTGCTTCCCACACATTTGCATAACTCCAGCGAGTGTCGGGACCTGTGATTACCTTCATAGGATTGATATTGGCTTTCTTTGAGTTGTTATTCATAATCTTTTTCCTCCATAAAATCATTTTTGGCTGTATTCATTGCCGGACGTTTATCACTCTCCGGTACAAGTGTTGGTTTTCCCTGTGGTTTTTCGATGTACGATGCTAGAAGTTCATCAAAACGGGATTTTCCGAGCAGTTTTTGCATTGCTGTGATACCAAGAATCTTCTGTTCATAAGGGTCGAAACCAGCCTTGCTGACTACATTAGCAACTACTACCTCATCTGTATACCTACGGTTTGAACGGCCTTCAACCAGTTTCCACCCAGACCATTCTTTGCCGCTGAGTGCTTGTTGAAGCGCGTATTCCTTGATATCGGAAGCCCATGTTACAAGGTCATCCACGCGGGTGAGAATTTCCTCAATTTCCTCGTCTTCCAAGAGTGGTGGTAACTTAAACTCATACTTGGCTAATTCCAAATTGGCTTCGGCTCTGGCTCGACAGTCATATTTGGCTTTACAGAAGCAGCACCATTCACCACAAAGGAAGTTTCCATTACCGGCAAAGGCAAGATCTGCAGTGGGTTTCAAAACCTCATCTGCCCAGCGATATAAGTCTTCTTTGGAAATAACATAAGTACTGACATTGTCTCTGCGCGGTTGGTAGACAATCATTTTGACAGTATTGATATCATAGATGCCATCGAAGATTTCTAAAGCACCTAAAGAGTAGCATTGAAGCTGCGGGTTTTGGTTAGCGTCAATCATGATGCCGCGACCATGCTTATAATCACATATTGTCATGGTGCCATCTGCGATAATAATGCAATCAGCAGTTCCAAAACCATCTTTTACCCAGCGTGAAAAGTCCACGCGTTGTTCAATAAGGACAACTGGATCGGAGCAGATCTGCTTTGCAGCCTCTACCTGCTCAAGGACAAAAGTGGCATAACCAGTGGCGCAGTCGTCCATTTCCTCGTTGTACCAGGTAAGATTTTCAGTAGGGTCATCAGCCTCCATGCCCAGAGCGCGACGGAGTTTGTATTCACAAAGACTGTGGGCGTCAGTGCCTTCTGCTGCATAATCACTGCCTTTATCCTCATAACTCTCACATAACCGTGCAGAAGGTGGGCAACGTAGCCAACGCTCTGCAGACGACGCGGAAAGAAGCGCATGTCCTTTAGTTGCCATCATTCAATCCCTCCACATCTTCAAGTAGAGCCTTATAGTTGGCCGGATCGATTTGAGAGAGCTTGCTGGCACCATACTTCTGGAGCAAAGAACGAATTTGGGCAGTGTAGCCATTACGGGATTTTTCCGCCAGAACTGCTCTGACTGCTTCAAGTGTTAGTGTTGGTTCAGCAGGGGTTTTGGTTTGCGGACTAGTAACCTCATTACTCAAAAATTCAGTTAGGTAATCCGCTACAATACTAATAGTGGTAGCGCATTTTCGTAGGTCTTCGATGCACATGGATATGTCGCTTGTTTTGCTCATCTGATTTTCCTCCTTCCGTTGATTGACTCTGCATTAAAAGTTTTGTTAGTTTTCTTGCCAGACGCATGGCCATGATGCTGATTGCGGTAAGAACCGCGATGAGTTCTTCATCCACAGCGTGTGGCCGAGCATCTTTTACCTGATGCATTTTTTCACCTCAGTTCTGAAAGCAGGTTTTTATCACTTTCACAATTCGCTGGAGGGAAAAGGCCTATTTGGACGAAGACAAAAAAATAATTTTTAAGAAGATACCTCTGGTCACCGGATGAGGTAACCAGAGGTATTTGAAGCTGCACCCTAAGACTAGAAAATATCGCCGTATTCATTTTTGAGCTGAGCTTCTGCTTTCTTAAGACGGGAGCGAAATGTGGAACGAGGAATGCCGATGATGTCAGCTATATCTCGGTCAGGAATTCCTGCCAGACGTAGCTCACCGATACGGCGGGCTTCTGGAAGAATCTCATCAAGGCGTTTGAGCAGCTGTTCAAAGATGATTTTGTCTGTTACGATGGACTCGACATCTATTCCGGGATCAGGATGAATATCACCCAAGATCTCTTTCTCGTATTCCAGAGAGAGCTTGTCCCCTGCATTTTGATATTTGCAGGTGGTGCAATCTCCCTCGCATTTCCACCACCAGTGACCGGGACAGGAGCACTGGCCATGAGCACGAGATCGTTTAAATTGTCTCCAAATAGGACGGTAGTATTCTAGGTAGATTTCTTTAGTGACAGGGATGCGCTGTTTTGTGTGGGGCAGGTAGATGTAGTACTGTTTGGTTTGCAATGGGTTGACGTTGTTTTTCATATGATTTCCTCCTGTGATTTGAACTGCGTGAGCAATCGCAGGGAGGAATTTGTGACTTGTTTTATAACTTTTATGGCATTGATTACCAGTAGATTGTGTGTTAGAATGTTTTAGTAGGATTTGGTATGAATAACTTTTAAGCATTAACTCGCCATATCCACCGGTTTGAAAGCAACAAATAATGCTCCTGCGATATCTCACAAGCGCATCAAATAGTTCGTAAAGTTAGCTTGCTATAGTTATTAAAGTTATTAACGTTAGTAGAGTTAGTAGCTTTCACGGAGGACAAGACATGACAAAGAATGAAAATCAACGTCTATGCGGCGGGACTTTTTTTACTTTACTTTTGCAAGCGCGGAAGCCTCGAAAGGGAGTCAGAGAACACTATCAAGGTGAAAGTGACGGATTATCAGAGCCTGATACCCTTATAGGGCTAATTAAAGTCGTTGTTCCCGACTATATAGAGC